TTCGTCGAGTCTGCCCCTGGTGGATTTTATGGGCTCAATCTCCATTATCTGTCACCGACGCAGCGTGCAAAATTATTTGACGCGCTACTCGATACGGCAAACAATAAAAAATATGATCGCACGACAAAACTTAAGATCAATTATGCGCTGTTGAGTTCGACTGCCAAGTATCGTGCGTTCGCTCCGACATTTAAGCGGTATCTGACTGGCTATGTCAAATCAAATATCGTCGAGATCGATGCGCCCGAATGGTCAATAGCAATGTTTCTCCCGACTGAATCATTTAAGAAGGCCTCGAACCGCAAGGTCTGGTCAGAATCAAAGGCAATGTTCTAAATGGCATTTTCTACCGACGTATTAAAGGCTACAATTAAGTCTGGTCTTGCCCGATCAAATCAATATCGCGTATTTTTCCACACCAATTCTGGTGTAATGATGATTCTCTGTGATTCAGTCACATGGCCAGGGCGGCAGATTTTTACGAACGAGCGACTCGTCGATATGAAGACCCAGAAGGTAGCATATGCCTTCGGTCAAGAGGATGTTGCAATGTCATTTCTCCTTACAAATGATTGGGAGACATGGGATTTTATTTACAACTGGCATAATAGAGTCATTGGTGGTATCGAAGATACTCGTGAATATGTTGTCAATTTTAAGAATACATATACCGAAGACATTGAAATCCAGCATCTTGATAATGCTGGCGCGATCAAGAAAAAAGTAAAACTCAAGAATGCATTTCCGACAACGCTGAATGCTCTTGAATTAGGCAATGGAAATGAGAATGAGGTGATCCGTGTATCAGCGGACTTTTCATACGATAACTGGGAAATTATTTCATAATATTGGAGAAATGAAGAATGGCACTACCTAAACTAAATTCACCGACATACGAACTGAAGATTCCGTCAACCGGTGATACTGTATCATATCGTCCATACCTCGTGAAGGAAGAAAAGATCCTCATGATGGCTATGGAGTCGAATGATACCGAACAGATGATGCGAGCAGTGAAGGACGTCATTCGTTCATGCACGACGGATTCTGTTGATGTCAATACACTTGCAATGTTTGATATCGAATATATCTTTACTCAGCTACGGGCAAAGTCCGTGGGTGAAACATCGACAATTTCGGTTAAATGTAAAAGCTGTGGTTCGTCAAATGATGTAGATGTGAATATGCAAGAGGTTTATGTCGACGTTCCAGAGTCAACAGTCCACACAATTCCACTGACAGATACGGTAGGTGTGTCGTTAAAGTATCCGTCAGTAAACGCAATGGTCAAGGCACAGGCATCTGAAACAAAATCAGAGGTCGATCGCGTTTTTGATCTTATTGTGGCATGCGTCGATTCAATTTATTCTGACGATGAGGTCTTTGACGCGAAGGAGCAGTCGGAGAAGGAACTCAAGGAATTTATTGAATCACTGAATACGCAGCAGTTCAATCAGGTGCGCGATTTCATTGAATCGATTCCTTCTGCCGCAATTAAAGTCGAATTTATGTGCATGTCATGCTCGGAGCATAATTCATTTGAGGTCAAGGGGCTCGGTAATTTTTTCGGGTAGCCCTTTCGCATGATAGTCTTGCAAACTATTATCGCGTAAACTTTTCGATGATGCAGCATCACAATTATAGCCTTACTGAGCTTGATGATATGATGCCATGGGAAAGGGAAATATACGTCGCGATGCTGATTGACCATATTAGACAAGAAAACGAAAAGATGCGTAATCAAAAATAGGTATAGCAGACGATGGAAGAGGAAGAGAATAATTTACAGCAGGTAACACAAGCGTTACAAAAACAGAACGAGATAACCGAGGATCAATCGGCTCGTTCTGCTGCTGTGATTGAAAGTATAGGCGAAAGGGTTGAAGATTCTCTCACAAATATACCTCGACTTGAAAAACAAGAATCCAGTCGTTCTGCTGCCGTAATAGAAAAATTGTCAGCTGATATCCAAAATCAGACTAAGAAAAGTGTTGAAGGTGTTAAAAAGCAGGCAGTAAGTACAGTAAAAAATGTACCTAAACTTGCAATGGCTCAACTTGACCCTGTTACGGCTACAGTATTAGGTCAGGTTGGTGGTGCAACAAAATCTGCCTTCAAGTATGTTCAATCCTTTGGCTCTGTAATCAAAGGTAAGGATGAGGAGCAGAAGGAAGAGCAAAAAGAAGAGCAGGACGAAACACAAGAGCAGCTCGAATCGATAGAAGATACTTTTCTTGATTCACTCGATAATCTTGATGATTCGATTAATCATGGCTTCGGTAGGCTTCTTGCATTTATGCAGGGTCAATCACTCGAGGATTATGAAAGGCAACGCGAAGAAGCAATTGCTCAGGAAGAGCTGCTTAATAAAATGGATATGTCTCAGCTTGCAGGACCTGGTCAAGAGGGCGGCAATGAGGAGCTTCAGGCAAAGCTGACTGCGATTGATATAGTACTGACAAATTTATCTCGCGTTGGGCCACTCCTCTTGAAGGTTCTTACTCCTTTTGCTGTTGGTATTGGTGTCATCGTAGGTCTTGTTCAAGGTTACGCAAAAGAATTAAGACTTATCGGGACTGCAATATCAAAGGTTGCCGGTTTATTCGGTAAGGTGTTTTCGGCTCGTGCTACGGGCGGCGCATTTACCAATATTATCGAAATGTTCCGCAGTACGGTTACCCGTATTCGAGGGGCATTTAATGCGCTTTCGACCGCAGTGAGTTCGATGCTTGAACCTGTGATGCGAGTCATTACACGCCTAAGGGCCTTTACTCGTTTAATGCGTATGCGGGTAAAGGCTGCCGGTGGGTTCCTATCAAAGATACTTGGTGGATTTGCTAAATTAGGTAATACCGTAAAGTCTGTTGCCGGCGTCGTAACAAAACTCTTTATCCCTCTTCGTTTTTTTATGGTAGCGTTTGAAACAATAAAGGGCGCGCTTGATGGCTTTAAGGAAGGCGGTTTTCTTGGTGGTATTCAGGGCGCTATAACAGGATTCCTCAAAGCCCTCGTAGGAATTCCATTTGATCTTATTAAAGGTATCGTAGCGTTTGTACTTGATAAATTCGGATTTGATAACGCCGCAGAATTCTTAAGGAGCTTTTCATTCTCTGAGATTATTGCTGACATTGTTGCGGCGCCATTTAATCTTCTAAAGGGTGCGGTAAATTGGATAAAGAAACAACTCGGGTTTGACGGTTCAGGACTCCCCTCAATAGTAGATATTATTAGTGGACTCTACACATGGCCGTTTGACCTGCTTAGGTCTGTTACTGCATGGGCTCTTGGCAAGCTGGGTTTCGATAAAGCCGCCGAATTCCTAAGTTCATTCAGCTTTAGTGATATACTAAAAGCAATCGTGATGGCTCCATTTAATCTGCTGGTCAAGGCAAAAGACTGGATCGTTGATAAGCTCAGTTCGGTCGGTGACTTCTTTGGCAATATGGCAAATACCGCAGGTAATTTCATACGTGATCTACTAAGAGGTATACTTCCTGATCCAAGTGTCGACAGAGGGTTCATAAAGAATCTGGCTGTGAAGGCAATACCTAACGACCTATACAGACTCGCCGGTATTAATCCTGAAACGGGTGAGGTAACCGCTGGTTCGGAATCTGAAGGACAGCTTGCTGGTCTTGACGAGGGCGGTGGTCAAAGTGACGAAGATAAGTATGGCGGTGATCCAGCAATACAAGCTCGCGTTGCAAGGGCTCAGGCAAGAGCCGATGCGATGCGAGCAGGGGCCAAAGAGCAAGGCAACTATGTTGAGCGCGGTTCAAATCCTGCACAGGTACAGTCAGGTGATGAACTTCAGATGGCAAATGCCGAACAGCGAAATGCAGAACTTGAGCAACGAGTAGCAGCACGTGCTGGTGGCCAAGGTTCTGGTAGTAATGTCACTGTTGCCAGTAATGTAACTAATAACTCGAACACGACACTTCAGAATCGTCCGTCGGCATCGGGATTTCCTGATAACCTGTCAGATTCAATGATGCAAGCGGGCTTCGTCCCAGGCAGACTATAAAAAAACCCCTCCATTGCGGAGGGGTGTGTAACCTTATTATTATATTATGGTTATTGTATCGGCGGGATGGTTAGTCCTGTGCTGCCAACTTCTGGAAATAACTCAGAGTATCATCCTCGTCATCATCACTTCCGCCGGTCGTAGCCGGTGTCTCTGCAGCGTTCGGAGTCGGAGCGGGTGTTTCCCTTGGTGTCGGAGCCTCGGCAGTCTCGTCAAGCGATACTGATTCAGCGGTCGACACAGGACCAAGAGCATCGTCCTCACCAAGAACACGCACCAGTCGTGCCTTCAGTTCGTCGTACTGCTTGAATTCCTTCGGGTCAATAAAGCCCTGGAGAGAATGCATCCGATTATAGACACCTTCTAGCTCGTCGTCGTCTCCATTCAGAAGCGGGCTCTGGCTGGCAAACTCAGACTTGTCGTAGTTACGGTACCCTTCGACCTGACGAATCTTGAGCTTGAAGTCCGCACCTTCCCAGAAGTCAAACGGGTCGACTGGCTCTTCGTCCTGAAAGTCAGGCTGCATGATATCCATGACCTTATCAAAGATCTTTTTACCGTACTGGTAAAGGAATACCTTGCCTTCATTGTCAGGGTTACCCGGATCGGAGACCACATAGATATTTGACACATAGTGAAGCCGACGCTTCCGTGACCGAACAATCTCCTTGTCCTCTTCGCGACCAGAGTTCCATAACCGAGAATTCATCTCAGATACTGGATCATTCTGACCGATAGAGGTGAGTGACCGCTCGATATACCACATGCCCGTAGGACCCTTGAAACCATGGTCCCAATAACGAACCCAAGGAAGGTCCTCACCTTCAGGAGCAGGAAGGAATCGAATCACCGCGTAGCCATTACCAGACTTGTCAACCGTAGGTTTCCACATCCGGTCATCACCAAATGATTTCTGATTACCGCCAGAGTTGAGTTTCTCTGCTTCGGCAACCAGCTTACTGATGTTGTTACCACGCTTCTTTTTAAGATCGGAAAATGCCATATTTGTATTACCTTTGTATTACTGTAGTATTTGTTGAATTATCCAAAACAACATGATGATTATATCACAATGAGTTCATGATGTAAATATCCGAAGTATGATGTTCCTCACCTTTTCTTCGTTAAAGGAAAGAAATGTACCATACTTGCGAATTCGTCTTGAAACATCGGGCCAAACAATTGTGTCGTTCACATTCTTGTCAGCCTGTTTCATAAATCCTGTTATCTGATTCAGAATTACAACCGTTTCAAGAGTAATATCGTCCTGCAGATATGCATTCACCACCAACGGATAGGGTGAATCGGACGTAATCTCAAACAGCTGGTCAAACGAATCAGCTTTTTCTGTCAGTTTATTTATATCATTCTCGAACGTATAGGTGAGTGCCTGAACCTTTTTTGACCATTGAGTAAACTGCTCCTCGTCATTGAGCATATTACCAACCCAGGTCGTGTCACCTTTCGTGAACTGAGATACAAAGAACTGAATTAGCTCTTTTGGTGTATCAAACTTGCGTCCTAATTTGGCAAAGTGATACTTGTCGCGCCGCTTGAAAAATGACTGCGGCTTCGCTGACGTCTTGTAGTTATACTTGGTCGCATCGTACGTATCAGACTCAAAGTGTAGTTTCATTGCCATATAATATTTGTATACGTCGTACGGTTCCATTGTCATATCGGCAGCTGGTTACCTCCGCCCTTCACGAGATTTGCTCTCATGGCTTCTGCTTCAATCTTCTGTTTAATGGCTGGAGCAAGTAGTTTTGATACATCAAGAGGATCAATCGCGCGCTCCTCACATAGGAATAATACCGCATCCATATACGACGAATCAGGGTACTCCTTCACATGCTCTTCGACCATTTTTGAAAACCGCTTTTTAGTGAGAACAAAGTCCTCTGGATTATATTCAGGAATTTCTTCTGACATTCAGTCCCACCTATAGAATATGTGATCGTCTATCGTGACGGTATGCGTTTTGGTCACCATCCAATTAGGCGACACTGATGTTGCGTGATAATGTGTTGCACCTTCGACTATATTATAGCCTACGTCATGTAGGTAATACGCATGAGCTGCGTTCTGTTTAGCCTGATGCCACGCTAGGTCGTCCTTTGGTGTATCAGACTTGCCGTCACAGTACCAAGAGAATTGGCACTTTCCTAATTGGA